GGTGTTTCAAAGGACGTTGTCGCAGCCGTCAAAGCCATGATTGGCGAAGGTGCCTCAAGCGAAGAAATCGAACATAAAGCTGGCCGTGTTCTATCGGCCTTGAATGAAGCCATGATTGCGGGCGCTCGGGATAATTTATCGACCGTGCTTTCCCAAATACGGCAGGGGTAATCAATGAACATGCATCATAAATTTGGCGGGCTTCGCCACGCATCGAAGGCGCTCGCCCCTGTCGGTCTTGAATTCAAGTTTTCGACGGAAAAGCCGGGTCAGATCACTGGTTACGGCGCGATTTTCAATACCGTTGATAGCGGTTTCGATATTATCGCTCCGGGGGCCTTCAATCGCACACTTTCTGAGTGGAAGGCAAAAGGGAAGCTCTCGAAAATGCTTGATGCTCATAAGATGGATGAGCCAATCGGGACATGGACCGACATCAGCGTTGATGAGCGCGGATTGCGATGCACCGGCGAGCTTCTTATGAGCATTTCGGGTGGTGCCGAAATGTACGAGAAGGTCAAGGCCGGTCTCATTGATGGCCTATCTATTGGCTATAAAACAATTAGCCGATCATACAATGACGCCACTGGCGTTCGCACGCTCCTCGATTTGGATCTGTACGAAGTTTCTCTCGTGACATTCCCAATGCACGATGATGCGGTGATTGATGGTGTCAAAGGCATGAAGTCGCCGCAAGTGGCTCTGCTTGAAGCTATCGAATCCGCAAAATCAATTTCTGACGTGGAGAGGGCAGTGCGTGATGCATTCGACTTTTCTCGCAAAGAAGCCGCGACCTTTATGGCGCGGATGAAGGCCGCAACACAGCGAGATGCTGGCGGGGCCGACGAAATGGCAGCGCTTAAAAAGCGTATTGCCGCCCTCAACTCATAATCTCGCAGGTAAAACCATGTCTAATGAGCATAGTGAAGTTATTGATCAGGCGCTTCGCGCTTTTGAAGAATTCAAGTCGGCAAATGACAGCCGTCTCAAGGAAATTGAGAAGAAGGGCGTTGCCGATCCGTTGATCAGCGATAAACTCGGCAAAATTGAGCGTTCGCTTGATGCTTTCGAGGGTCTGAACCAGAAGGTCACTCTTGCCGAACAGTCGGCCAAGGCCGCGAAGGACAAGACCGATGAGCTTGACGCTCTGATTGCCAAACTCGATACCAAGGCCGGTCGCTTTGGTGCGATGGGCGGCGACAACGTGATTGAGCGCAAGAACCGCGTCAACGCATGGGCGCGCGCCGTCTATGGTGCAGTTTCGCGCGGCGAAGTGAACTTGTCGCAGGATGAGCAGAAGGCGCTTTCTTCGGTCGTGGCTGAATACAAGTCCCTGAACGTAGCTACTGATGCTGCTGGTGGATACTTAGCTCCGCTCGATTATGTCCGTGAAATCGTCAAGGGCATCACGGAACTCAGCCCGGTCCGCTCGATTGTCCGCGTTCGCCAGACAGCGAACAAGACCGTCCAGATTCCTAAGCGTACTGGCCAGTTTGCCGCTCAGTGGGTGGCCGAGCAGGGTACTCGTTCGGAAACGACCGGCCTCGCATATGGTCTTGATGAACTTTCGATGCCGGAGCTTTATGCTCTGATCGACATCTCGAACCAGATGCTCGAAGATTCGGCTTTCGATATGGAATCTGAAATCCGTCTTGAAGCTGAGGAGCAGTTCGCGGTCGCGGAAGGCGCTGCGGTTGTCTCTGGCAACGGGTCTGGCAAGCCTGAGGGGTTTATGGCTAACGCAAGCGTTGCCTACACGCCGACTGGCGATGCTGCATTGATCACGGCGGATGGCATTCTTTCGCTTTTCTACGGTATCAAGACGGCATATGCGGCCAATGCGAATTTCGTTCTGAACCGCTCGTCTTTGGCCGCTGTCCGTAAGTTGAAAGACACGACCGGCCAGTATCTCTGGACCCCCGGTCTTGCGGCTGGCAATGCCAACACGATCAATGGCGCTCCGTATGTCGAACTCCCCGATATGCCGAGCATCGCAGCCAACGCCTATCCGGTGGCTTTCGGTGACTTCCGCCGTGCTTACACGCTCGTTGATCGTGTTGCGATGGAAATGCTGCGGGACCCCTACACGCAGGCGACGTCCGGCAATGTCCGCTTCATCTTCCGCCGCCGCCTCGGTGGTAAGACGGTGCTGCCGGAAGCGATCCGCAAGCTGAAAGTTGCTGTTTCGTAATCCAAACTATGGGTTCACAAATACCGGGCGGGAAACTGCCCGGTTATTCTCATGAGGGTTCAAAATGTCTGATGAAGCCAAAAAAGACGAAGCGCCGCGTGGCGTCGAAGTCACCGCGATCAAAACTTTTGCAGTCAGCTTTGATGGTATCACTTCGTCTCCCATCCTTGCAGGTGAGAAGGGACGCGTCCCTGATGATGCTGTGAAGGGGCTTGTTGAAGGTGGTTACGTTAAGGCCATTGGCAAAGGCGAAAAGTAATGTCATCGCGCGTCTCTGTCCTTGTCCCGGCCACTAGTCTTGAATTAGTGGCGCTCACTGATCTTAAATCAGCGCTCGAAATTTCGACGAATGGGGATGACGCGCGACTTGAGACTTTGATCGCACAGGCAAGTGCTGTCATTGCACAATCATGCAATCGTGTTTTTGGACGTGAACAGGTGAAGCAGACGATACGCCTTGCCGCATCTGTTCAGGTCCCAGAACCCGCGCCTCTTGTCCTTTCCCGTCGCCCTGTCGTCGTCTCAGGATTTGTTGTTTCTGTCGCCGGGACTGATCTCACATCTGGTGAATATGAGCTTGATGAAAATGCGGGCCTAGTCTGGCGGCTTGACGCAGAAGGTGAACGTATTCCGTGGCCGACGAACAAGATCGAAGTCACGTACTCGTCTGGCTATTTATTGCCGGATGATTGCCCCGCAAATCTTTCCCGTGCCTGTATTGTTCTCGTGAATAATTATCGGACGGCAACGGCCCGTGACCCAATGCTGAAAAGCGAGGTCGTTGATGGTGTTGGCCGCTTTGATTATTGGGTTGGCTCCGCCGGTGGGACATCACAAAGCGGGCTTCCGGCAGAGGTGGATTCACTAATCGCGCCATTTCGTAAGGTATCATTCTGATGCAAGCCGACGCTCTGCGAGATAGCTACCGCCGCCTTGTCGAAGCGCGTGGCGAGTGCATCCAAATAGAGCGTGATGGTTCGCGTTACGGAATGACGGCATATGTTTCCCGCATCAACCCTGTCGATGTGGCTGGCATCATCACTCAGAACATAAGGTTTGCTCTCGTTTTGGCTGACGACCTTGAGAAAGTATCATTTCTCATTCCATTGAAGCCCAAACAGGATCGTTTCGTCTGGAATGGCAAGACGCTCACGATTGTTGATATTGATGATGGTTCCCGCCGTGTTCAGGGTGAGACGGTGGCTTATGTCTTGACGTTGGCCGGTGCGTAATGGGTGCAAAAACGCGGATCACGTTTGTTGATCGTGAGTTTTTGTTTCGACCAGGTGGATCACTGTCACCCGATGCTGGAGCAAAAGCCGTTGCGGCCTTTGCGCGGGAACGGATCGGTGAGGCGGAGCAACAGAACCAAGCGGCCCTTGGCTATTCGCCGGAGAAGGAAACATTCGTAAACGGCGCGCGATCAACGGATTTTGATTCCGTTAAGCCCGGTCAAGCCATTGTGGCGGTGTTTGATATCGGCTCGAATGTTGTTCAATATGTGTGGGATATGGTTCACACCAAATCCCCGGTTCTAAGTGGTGAATTCAAGAAATCACATCGCATTTATGCGGATGGTTCGGAGGTTGCCGGTCCTTCAAGTGTCGGTGATGCGAGAGAGATCATCATAACATCTGTTGCGCCCTACGCGCGAAAGATCGAACGAGGCCAGAGCAAACAGGCACCGGAAGGTGTGTTTGAAGCCGTTGCGGCCTTGGCGATGACGAAATACGGCGCGATTGCCAAGGTCCGGTTTACCTATCGCGCTCCGATGGGTGGCTCAACGGCTTTGGATAAATGGGCGGCAAAGCATAGTGCAGGATCAAGAAAACAGGCTGCGCAATATGCCAAGGATACGCGGCAGCCCGCGATCATGATCTTGATGAAGTGATGACGATATTCACGCTACATTCCACTTACTGACGGTCGGGCGATACCTATCTCGTCACGCGCCTATCGCATAATGGCTGCATTTGAACGAATTTGGCGCGATTATACCCGCGAGGGGGCAAAAGCCCTTAGTGTTTTGACAAGATTTATGGGACCGGAAGAATCCGTTCAATACCTCGTTGCCGCTTATAAATCTCAATAACCAAAGGCTCCCACGGGGGCCTTTTTCACTGAAAGATCAAGATGTCATCAAAGACCGTCATGGACGCCGTCATTGCTCGGCTTTCGCCGGTATGGGAGGCCATGTGTCCGGGTTGTGAATTCATCACACCGAACGGCACCGGCTCCGTTCCAACGGATGGGCTTCAATTTCTCGCCATCACGTTTCCCGTCTCCGATGAAGAGATGAAAACCGTAGGCGATCCCGGCAACAATACGTTTCGTGAAGAAGGCGCGTTTCGCGTCGTCTTGGCGGCACCAATTGGAACCGGCCTTGATCCTTGGGCAGGATATATCGACCAACTCCGTACGCTGTTCCGTGCCAAGGTTTTCGACGGCATCACCTGCTTTGAGGCAACCCCAGCCGCAATCGATGATGGTTCAGATCAAGGCGGGTATATCCGCCTGAGCTTCGCCGTTTCATATAAATTCGACTATTTCGGCTAACGCCGAATGCGCCTCAAAGCGCCCGACTGATGGAGCTATCTATTATGACTATCGCATCAACCAGCCGTTCAACGGTTGCCTTTATCGCTGAATCCACGTTCGGCGTGACCCCTGCGACCCCCACGTTCAAGAAACTGCGCCGCACCAACGGCAATCTGACGACCAAAAAGACCACGGTCGTTTCGGATGAAGTGCAGGTTGACCGCAACGTACGTGACGAATTGCAGGTCGCACAGGATGTTTCCGGTTCGTATGATCTGGAATTGTCCTACGGCACCCTTGACGATATCCTTGAAGGTGTCGCTCTCTCGGCATGGTCTTCTGACGTTCTCAAGAACGGCACGACCGGCAAGAGCTTCACCTTTGAAGAGACGGTTGATGTCGGTGGCTCGAACACCTATTCGCGCTTCCCCGGCTGCTACATTGATCAGCTTTCCTTGACCGTTTCGAGCCGCGCCCTTGTGAAAGGCTCCGTCTCGATCATGGGCCTCAAGGAAACGCTTGATACGGCCATCATCTCCGGCGCGACCTATACCGCCGCCAACTCCAATGTGATTGAAACCGGTGTCACCGTCGCGTCTCTCTCCGTTGCTGGCCTTTC